TGCGCGTCCCCCTGCGCGTCCTCCTGCGCGTCCTCCTGCGCGTCCTCCTGCGTCTCGCCTGCCATCTTGCCGCCCGCGTCGTCGACCGCCTTCTTGCCGGCCGCCAGCAGCTTCACCAGCCACGCAGGAACCTTTGCCCCCAGACTCACGCCATGCTCAGCTAAACTGCCCAGCTCCCCGATGATGTACCAGATAACCACCAACGGCCCGATGAGCGTCGTGTACTCAAACGGCAGCGCAATGCCAGGCACGTTATCGAGGATCATGCCAATCACCCAGTCTGCCATGACCGCCACAATGACAATCACGATCATGCCGCCCTTGTGCCATGCGCCTTCTCGCAGCTTCGCGCTCGACCACTCTCCGCGCTTCGCAGCCGCCGCAGAGCCGACCAACCAGTCTGCCAGCATGAGAAATACCCACGCCACAACCAGCCATCCGAACCAGCCCCAGAACGCCGTCAGCACCGCCAGCGCCGCCGTGATCCATGCCTTGATGTTCACCAGAATATTGTTTTCCATCCGTTGTTCCCTTCTTTCGTTTAGCCCAGATCGTTCGGGCTGCCCATAACGACCGCCCAGCTGCCCATCCACTGCCAGAACACATCCTCGGCGTGTCCCTTGAGCCGCCATTTCGAGGTCTGCCCGCCATCGTGGACGAAGAACATCGCCAGCATTTCCGTGTAGGACATGATGCCCAGGAACTCTGCATGGTTGCCGAGTTCCATGTAGTCGTTCGGCGCGGGCGTTGCGGTACACGCCAGACGGAACGGCGTTTTGCTGAAGAAGTCGATGATCTGATTTCGAACTTTGCCATCAAAGGATTTCAGGATGCTCGACTCATCCAGCACGACGCCCGAGAAGGTCTGCCCGGCGAACTTGTCCAGCCGCTCATAGTTCGTAATGTTGACACCGGGGCGCAGATCCTCCGCGCTCTGGCAGACTGTGACCGGCACGCCAAACTTCACACCCTCGGCGGCAGTCTGCGAGGCTACGGCGAGCGGCGCGAGAATCAGCACCATACCGCCCTGCGTCTTGATGATCTGGCTTGCCCATTCGAGCTGGATCGGGGTCTTGCCGAGCCCGCAGTCGGCAAAGACCGCCGCCCGCCCCTTCGCCAGCGCCCAGCGCACAATGTCCTTCTGGAACCGGTAGAGCTTCGGGTTCAGCTCGTCGAGCGATACTTGCAGGCTTGCGGCGTGGAGCGCCTGCGTACTCTTTTTCGTGATAAATGCTTCATAATCGATCATCCGTCTGCACCTTCGTTCTTCTCTGTGTGTTCCGCGATTTCACATGCGCAGGCGGCGTACCCCGCGAGATCCACATAGCTGTCGGCAGAATAATGCCCGCTCCGGATACGCGCTATCTTCAAAAGCGCCATCATCATCGCAACGTCCTTCGCCGTGAACATCGTGCCGCAGTAGATCGTCCAGAGCTTCGCAATCGTGCTGAAATTGTCCTCCGGGGTTCCGTAGTCACTGTCTCTGCCGCCGCAGACGCATTTCTCTGCCAGCCGTAAAACTTCAGCCCTTTTCATGCTTGACCTCCAGCAGCAGATAGCTGCGGTCGACCGGAGCCGCGAGCGCCGTTGTGGGCGCTTGCGCATCGGTTTCCAACTGGCGCAGATCGAAGCCGAGCCCTTTCAGATACTCTGCCGCCTGCTTCGCGTTCGCCATACCGCGGACGTTCCCCGCGACGGTTTCATAGGTCTTCTTGACCTTCCGCTCCAGCGTTTCATACTGGTTCCTCAGATTCTTGTCCATCTGCGTATCACGGATGACCTGCGCCATGAGGCAGTCGAAGGGCTGCGTATTGCTGAAAAAGATATGCCGCAAGGCATAGGGCAGTTCGCCGTAGCTGTAGTACGACGGTCCGATAAGGTCTTCGTGGTCTTTGTGGATTGCCTCCAGCTTGTCGAAGACCTCCTGCAAGAGCGGCAGAACGGATGCCGCAAGCTCCGGATATCCGGACTTCTCGATCTTCATCGCGAGCAGCCGCTCCTGTGCCGCCCGGTGCTGCTCTTTGACCTCTGCAAGCGCTTCGCGCTGCTTGCCATCCAGCCATTTCAGAAGCTGTACTTTCGTCATGCTTTGTCCTCCTGAATATCGCTGAAGTTCTCCGGATCGCGCTTCTTAAATTCCCGCAGCAGCGGAATCGCCACTTCACGCATCTGCGGATGCGCCGCCCGAGACGTGCGGAGCTGGAAGAAGTGCCGCCATTCTGCGAGGTTCGCCGTCATGACGATCTCCGTCTTCAGGCTGTTCGGCAGAACGCCCCGCGCCTCCTGCGGCGAGCATCCGAAGTCCAGCAGATCAAAATACGCCGTCTCTGCCCGCTTGCACGAATCCATCCAGATCTTGTAGCCGGGCGTGTGCCGCAGAGCCTTCGGCTCGATGACCGTGATCTCGCCGCCGAAGCGCCCGGCGGAGTAGTCGCAGTAGCGCGTGGATTCCTGGCAGTACGACGCCAGCCGATGCCGCACGATTTCGTGACTGATACCCCGGTCGACTGTGAACAGCACCGACACATCTTGATGCGCAAGCCGTGCCGAGGTGCAGAGGTGTTCGGGCCATTCGATGCCCGCCACAACTCCCGTGCCTTTAACGACGTCTGGGAGGAATTGCCCCAGTAGCCGCAGTAGAGGCTGTGGAGCATCGTGTCGCGCCACTGATAGAGCCAGCCGGGGGGATTCTGAATCCCGAAGAACCGGCTCAGACAGTACCACTCAAAAGCGGCGTTGTAGGCGTGCTTGAGCGTGTACGGGCTCATGCAGTGCTGCACGATCTCCGGGGGGATCTGCTCCCCCCGTGCCAGATCAATCACACGCGGCGGCGCACCGTCGAGACTGTAGCCGAAGAGCAGCACTTCAAACGCCGGGCTCTGCGCGTAGCGGTAAAGCCCCGTCTTGCTGATCTCTACGTCGGAATATGTCTCAATGTCGATAGACAGATGGTGCAGCCCGTCCATGCCTTACAGCCCCATGATCGGCATACCGTTCGGCTGATAGCCGCCCTGCTGCATCGGCTGCCCCGTGATCGGGTCGACCTGCGGATAGCCGTAGGCCGGCTGCGCAGCGGGCTGCTGATATGCGGGCTGCTGCGGCGCGGTGTAGGGCTGAACAGGCGGCTGCGGATACGCGGGCGCAGTCGGCGCTGTGTACGGCTGCTGCGGCGCGGCAGGTGCTGCATAGGTCTGCGGCGCTGCCTGCGGCTGGACGGCGCTGAACGCCTCCTGCGCGGACACATGACCTGCCAGCGGCTCGTCGTCGCGGGTCTTCTGTACGCAGTTCAGACCGCAGCCGATGCCCTTCTTGCCGCCGTTGGCATACGGGAAGAAATTGACGTTGATATTGCCCCACATACCGGAATAGACCTCTGCGGGGTTGATGATGCGCTGCACGTTTGCATCCACAACCTCGGGCGGGTTCGCCGCCTTGCTCGATGCCGTGAAGACCCACATACCCTTGCACTCCTCGCCGAAGGGCATACCGTCGGACGGGCGCTGACCATCGCCATCGTAAACGCAGATCGCAATCAGCGGCGGGCGCACACCGTTCCAGCATTTCGAAACGCCCTGCTCGATTGCCTGCTGAACCGCCGCGTCAATGGCAGCCTTCGCCGCCGTGTTGGTCTTCGGAACCAGGACCGTAACAGAAAACTTTGCCTCCGTCTGGCCGGGCTTCGTCACTGCCTGAAGCAGATTGCAATAGGAAAAACGGACATTGTTGATCGTAATAGCCATCGTAAAAACTCCTTTCAGCTTTCAGCAAATGCGGCAGCGGCGGCTGTGTACGCCGGGCGCTTGTCGCTTTCCAAAACTGCCGCCGGTTTGCCCGGCAGCTTCATTACAAGATCCTCGGCTTGCTCCTTGAAGAGCTTCGCGCCGAGCAGCTTTTCCAGCCCCGCAACCGTGACCGGCTCTTTCGTGTAGAGCATCGCGTCCGAGATGCCGCGGGCTCGCAGCTGATCGAACGCCGCATCCGTGCCGTTCAGCCATGCCCGCGAGGAACGCCCCGCAACCAGCTTGCAGCCGGGGATGCTCACCCCCGCGAGAAGCTGCTTTTCTACATAGTCCTTGAGAGATTTCGCGTATGGCGAGCTGTGCTGCACATGATCCGACCGTTTCCATCGGTGCAAGGGGTTTGAC